TGATGCAGAGCCGAATGTTGTTACGTCACCTGTAAAGTGTGCATCACCTTCTGAAGTGATATATGCCTGTATTTGCTGTGACCCATCTTTTAAAACAAGATTGGCATTTGTAACTCTTAGCTCATCGGTAAATCTACCATAACCGTTAACATCAATTCCGTTTGCATTCCAAAGTAGTACTTCTTTATCAGTACTTGCTGTTTCAGTTTTTAATATTCCAACTGGAGTCCCAACAACTTGCTTACCTGCGAGGTATGCCTTATCACCAACATCAACAGAACCTGCTAAAATATATGAATCACCTTCATAAGAAGTAAGTTTACCAGCTCCGTCAAATGATATTACTCCACCTGAAGAAATGGCAATACCATCTCCACCTGTAAAGGCTGCTCTTGCTCTTGCATCTGTATAGTATAAGTTTAATGTTCCTTCTTCAATGTCATCAGAATTTAAACCTGAACCGCCACCACCTAATGAAATTGTATTCGCAGAAATAACATCAGTAACAATTAAGTTAGGAACTGTTAAAGTACCTGCGACTGATAATTCAAATTTAGATTGACCTGTTCCTGTGTCAATAATAAAATGACCAGGATTTGAACTTTCTAATCCAACGTCCCAAGATAAACTTCCGTCTGTATATCTTGTCTGACCACCAGTTCCTGCGAAAAGGAAAGTAGCAGTTGTAGCAGATGTACCTGTAATTTGTATTGGATCTTGGAAATTAATTACACCACCCGAAGAAGAACTTATTTGGTCGGATGATAGTAAAGTACTTGCGATTAAATTAGTAGATGTAAAATCACCGACTAAAGTTGCATCCCCTGTTGTGGTATCTCCACCTGAAGAGGCCGTAATAATGTTATCTCGTAATTCTTCAACAAGATCATTAGTCTTATTAAACCAATTCTGAAAGGTTTGTGTTGTATTAATTGTGCCTATATTACGAGCCATCTTATCTTTCTTCCAGTTTTTCTATTCTTTCGTAAATATCAACTATGCTTTTTTTGATATCGCATAAGTCCTGTTGAATTCTATCGACTTTACGATACAAATTCCTTTCTACCTTATATTTATTCAGCGCAGCTGCGTCGGTATTTAATACAGCACCAGTCTTATCTCTATTTAAATTATCCATATTATGTCAACGCAATTCCGCGATAGTCCTTTAATGTTGGGGCATTATGAATGTTAGGAGATAATAAATCTATACGAATTTGGAATCTCTTAAATCCTTCAAATACACCACCCTGTGAAGTATAAGTAAACGGATTAGCAGCAAGGCCTCCAGTTTTATTTGTTTTATTAATTCTAAATTTAAGTTCTCTGTAATCTTGTAAGTTTGTAATTGTTGAATAAGTACCTACACCTTCAAATAATTCTAACTCAGTCCATCCTAAGTTATCAAACTCATCATTATCATAAGCATTCTGAGCTTTAATATAAACTTTAATATCTGTTCCTGTTGGTCGATAAGCTGTAAGAATTAAATTGAAATCTTCAGCATCAAGATCTTCAGATAACTCAATCGTCTTACTAATATATTTTGCCGTCGTATCAGCACTGTTAGTAATCTTGTGTTGATATGCAATTAGCTTAGATGCTTCAATATCAACAAAAGGTGTAGAAGTTACATTACTTCCATTTTCAAGACCGACATTTATATTAAATACTTTTGTTCTTGAAGGATCATTAGACATACTGTATATTACAACACCATTTTTACTGAAGTGATTATTATCATTAAACTTCATCGGCATTGTGTATGATGTATTTACATTAGAAGGAGATACAAACTCTCCGCTTAATGTAGTCTTTGAAACATCATCGGATGCTTGCATAATCATTGGTTGAATATAACTTAAGTTGATATTATCAATTGATGCAATATCTGCAGATGAACCACTATCAATACCATAAATTGCTGTAGTATTATCAGCAGGATCACTTAACGTAAATACTCTTGCTGAACTTATAGATGAATTTTCCAAATGCATTTCAAAAGGATTTCTTAAATCATAGAAACACAAATCACCAGTTACGACAGGAGTTGCATTTGCTGAACCTGTTGTAATTGGCCAAGGTCTATCAAGAGTTAATGTATCAGCATTTACAATTGTGACAACTTTATATAATCCTTTCACAACTGGATTACCACCTTCAATCATCATGAAGTCACCTTCATTGTATACACTTGATAAGGCAGTACCTGTAACTGTTTTACTATTATTTGTTAATCCAACTGTTGCACTTGTTCCTTTTGCTTGATAAATTGTTTCACCTGCTGTAAATCTTCCGGTGATATTATTTACTGTAAAGAATTCGTTTTTGTTATTTGTTAATTTTACAGTACCTGACGAAGAATTAAAGTTATGTCTATTTACAGTAAACTTAATATCTTCATCTTGATAAGATTTCCAAGCAGAGTTATTTGTTGAAGTAAATAGAACACCGTCACCCCAATCCTGAACAATCGCAGAACCTTGTGTATCACCTGGAGTTAAATCAGTACCACCAACCTTAGAAGTATATACTAAGTAATTTGGATCTGATGCATCAGGCTGAATCACAATTGCGTATTCTTTTTCAATATCTAATCTAACTGGTGCATCAAATGTAAACTTGGTTGCTACTGAAGCATCTTCAGAAGTAAATACCGAAGCAGGTAACTTATGAACATTTGCGAAAGGTAAAATTTGATTTGTTGGATAACCGTTTACTACTTCTCGGATTTGAACACTAACACCATTCAATGCAGCATTTGCGTTTGAACCTGCTGCAGTTTGAGAAGGCTTACGTTTAAAGTAAATATCAACATCAGATAAGTAAACTGAATTTGAACCTTGTCCCATACCTTTCTTAACAAAGAATGTTTGTGCAAGTGGATCACGACCTCGAATACGTCGAGCAACATTTCGTACTGACGTTGTTGTATTTACATCAAAGTTTGGTGCTCTTGTAGATGTTGTTAAACTTGTCTTTTCAACACTGAAGTTGTATGCACGGTAAGTAACGAATCCTTTTGAGGTTGAACCAGAATCAATACTTTCATATTGATTCACGTCGACAATTTCTAATACTCTATCACCTACATAGAATGTTTCAGGTGGTAAGGCAAAGACCGCTCTCAATACACCATTTGCATCTGTTGATACTGCGGCACCTTTTTCACCAAATCTTTGAACATCTCCTACAGAATCGGCAGTAATTGAACCTGGCATAACATGAGCATTTACATCAATTCCATCAAAGAAGAAGTAATGTCTTTGGTTAGGTCTTAATCCTGACATATACACTTTAATATCTCTTGCCGCCATAAACGGTTGGAATCTAAAGTCAGAAACAAATTCTCCAACAAACTGTTCTGTTGTTGTACTGTTATCAATTACAATTTCACTTGTTCTTGTAGTGATTGTTTGAGTTTGTGTACCTGCACCACGACGGCCTCGTCGACCTGGGTCTCTTTCAAATACTGTTGACACCGATGTGTCAGTCATAGGCAAGAACGATTGAATACTATCAACAAACTCTTGGAAAGGAGTAGTTAAATCAATATCAATAGAAGCAGGGTTAACTGTTGTGTCGTAAGCAGCATCATAAGGTGGAGATATAATTCCATCACCGACATACTTGTAAAAATTAGAAACACAGTTTCTAAAATTAGAAGCGTAAGGTTGTGAAATAATAGAAACATTAGAATTTCTTCCAACTGTTGCTGCCTGTCCTTCATCAGAGTTCGGGAATATAGAAGAACCTGTTGAAGAATCATAGACTAAATCTAATGCGAATGTTTTTAGTGACGGAGTTAAAATCTTTTGATTAAATGGTACTGCAGCATTAAATTGTGGATGCGTTATTTCAGATAATGTTAAATCATTAAATGGGTCAACAATAAATCCGTTCTTAAATCTATTTAAACCTTGTTCGTCTCTGATAACTAAATTTGAAGTTTCAGATTCCAATTGGTTTAATGAAATATAATATGCCATATTATCAATCTTCTTCTCAAGATTGTGCATATCTTTCATTGTGTAAGCTTTAATACCAGTTGCTCTTGGTCGTATTGCGTAATCAGACTTACGAAGAACCTCAGCTTGTTTCTTAGATAGTGCAGGGTATGTTGGAATTTCAACATGTGCAATCGCAAGCTTGTCTGTTCCTAATCTTGGTGGAACTGCATTTCTATCTTCTTCACCTTTGATTAAACTAATATTTCCGTATGAATCGCAAGCAAGCGTATCTATTCTTGTTAAGTAATATTCTAAATCTGTTTGTAAAGATTGTTGAGCTGCGGGAATTAAAGGTGCACCGTAAGTTGAAAAATCTATTCCATAAGTTCCAACTGTTGCTGTTATAACAGGTGCTGAACCTGCAGATACATTATTATAATCTGCATTTGTATCTTTTGCGTTGTAAGCTCTGAAGTCAAAGCAATCTCTTAAATTATAAACAGTTCCTGAAGAAGATACATAAGAAGGAATTTCCCAACCTTCTAATGAATTAGGATAACTGTTAATTGTAAAGAAGTATTCACCAGTTGAGGTATTTACTTCAAATACTTTTAACTGAACTGTCATTTGTCCTGTTGGTTCAGGTCTTCCTTCAATATATTCTAAATAAGATATATCGTAATATGTATCTTTTTGATTTGGTTTTAATCTAAAGCTATTTGAATAATCTTCGCCCGTAGAATCAACGATACTAATAATATCGAAGACATCAGGGAATCCTAAACTATACTTGGTTGTTCCACCTGCATAATTGAATTTAATATAAGGACTTCTTACAACTTTGTTATATGGGTCAATTCCGTCTGACGAACCAATTAATCTCTTATTATAATAAACTGTTACGTTAGTAGCAGATCCACTAGAAATTTGAATATCAAGCTGAGAATTATTTAGTGATGTTGAATAACTTGTGATAGGTTGCTGAACTGAAGTACTATCAACAACTAACATATCATCGTTAAGACAATTAAAATCTTCACCTGGGTTAGCAGTTAAAGTAATTGTTCCGTTTGTATGCGTAGCAGCCACTTGAGCCCTTACAGGAACTAATGTATTGTTTGTTCCAAATAAACCATTTACACCTGTGTCAAATACAAGTGCCTTTTTATTTGTTTCTTTAATTAATGGTGCACCGCTTGATGTAGGTTGAAGTTGTACATAACCATTCCCATCATTAATTCTATCCATATCAGTAATTGCTACAGCACCTGTGTATGCAGATGAATGAGCATATACTCGAGTAGGAGTAATATTATGTATTGTGACACTACCTACTGTTGCTGCTGCTGAAGTTTGTGCAGTTGCTGGTGGGTCTGATATATCAATATCTAATCTTCCATTCCACCCTGAACCACCATCTCCACCTGTTACTTCAAAATAGTTTCCATATTCCATTGAAACATTTTGGTTTGTAATTTCTTCTGTGCCTGTAATTTGGTCAACAGTAAATGCTCGGTCAGCAGAATTCTCTACTCGATAACCTTTTACATATGCGGTTCCTGGTCCAATGACAACTTGAACCTGTGTATTTGCTTCACCTGCTGGAATACGATCATCCGTGCTTAATGGGAATTGTTCTAAAACATAGTTTCCTGATTCTTCATATGTTCTTCGAGCAAGTTCTTCACCTAATACATTGTATTGTGAAACGTCACGAACAGTAATTGCATTACCATTTTGATAACGAACTAACGTAAAGAAGTCTGAAGTTTTTGTGGCGGTTTCTATAACAACCAATCTTGGTACTAATTTTAATCTGTCGGCGCCTGGAGCATTTTCATTTTTAGAACCGTTTGCATTATCATAAAGACTTGCATCTTGTAACGCATTAACTAAAGATTCATCTACTTGATAACCAACAGACTTTCCATCAGGTAAGTTATTATATTTCTCAACAACGATTCTTTGTTCTGAAACGAATATAAAATTACCTTTTTGGAATATAATACCAGGAGCAGATTCAATACCGAAAGACTTACCAACATGTGGTGTTGATACACCTGCACTTACTGCAAGTCCTGAAGTAATAACAGCTTCACTTGTTAAAGTACCTGTTGTTGTTCCTCTTAAATATTTGTGTCGATTAATAACAAGGTTTTCACCAGCTTGGAATTGAGTTGCTAATGAAGTTGTATTTAAGTAGTTAATATAAAATGTATTTAAATCTGGTGGTCTTGTTTGGAAACCTATTGAAGCCTGAACAATTTCTGCTCTTAATCCAGTTGTTTGTCCAACAACTTCATAAACATAATCAAGTTCAACATCTTGACCTTGAATACTTTCTACTGCAGGTCCACTAATGTATGCCTCTGCATTAAATCCTGTAGGACCGTCATTTACTTTTACAAACTGAAGATCGTCGAGTTCAGTAAAGTTACATCCCTTTACAATTGAACCTTCTTTAAATATGTTATCGCCAAATGCCTCGACCTGACCCTGGAGAATAGTTTGTAATTGAGTAAGCTCTCTTGCCTGAATAGCATACCCAGGTTTGAACATGACTCTGTAAAATTGCTTCTCAACATCGTAGTCATCGAAGTATGGAGCAATGTTTAAATTTTTATTAATAGGCATCTTTGCTTATGTTCCTTAAAATTCCAATACAAACTTAAATTCTTCTCTTGATAAGTCGGTTCTTGCTAATGGGAAGAAATCTTCCATGAAGTATACTTCACCCGTTCTTTGTATATAATCTGAGTATACAATATTATCTGCTACTGGATTATTTATTGTGATTCTCTGACCTGTATCTGAGACAATTTGAAGATTAGGGTTAAATGATGTATCTCCATTCCCAACTAAGAGATTATTTTGATTAGGACCCATATATTCTGCTAAGAAAATAGTATTTGATGTATCATCAATTTCATGTACTTGGGCAGTAAATGTAATTTCGTTACTTCCATCAACTTGTGTTACGATACTATTTGCTGTTAGGCTTCCATAATCATCTGTTGTGACCGCTATCCTATTATCAAACACATCAGGTATAACTGCTGTATTTGCCTGTCCGCTTCTCCATGTACCTGCACCAACATCCCTAAAGGACGGAGTTCTTACAATACCTAAAGATCCATAGGTATTTACATCACCTATCTTTGTATTATCTTCTGCAGTAATATATGCATACATTCCAAAATGTTTACATTTGAGTTCATCAATTAAATTATATCCGTGTCCACCTTTAGGTTCAATGACTGGTTTTATCACACATCTTACATCTGTCGTTGTTGGGTCATCAGGATTAAAGTCGACTATAGGGTCAAC